AAAATGCAGATACTGGTCAAAGAGGAAGACCTAAAAACTCTACTGATTCTGGTCCAAGGCAGGAAAGAACTTTTAAACCTGCATTAAAGGCATCTATACAAACATGGGCTAGAAATGCACAATATAAAATTTCAGAGTTTATGAATCCGGGGATTCTTGAACAATATACTAAGGGTAGTATGAGAAGTCTTACTTCTGAAGAGTTTGAAAATGCAGAAGAAGTAAAGTTTAACATATTGATGAATTTACAACCATTTGCGGATTTGACATTGGAAAATATGGGTCAAGCTATGACAAAAGCATTTACTCAAACTCATACTAAACAGTGTAAAGATTGGATTGATGATACCTCTGCTTCTTTAGATAGAAAATTGAGTATTGATGAAATTAGAAACATAAGGGCCTCTTTTTATGCAGATTTTTATGTTTCAAAATGAAATGGTGTAATTTAGGATAGGTAAGACACCTATAACTATATGAGGTAAATATGAAAATTTATCAAGCAGAGATAGATGCTGGCTTAGAAACACAGATTAAAGCAAATGCTTCTATTGCTTACACTATGCCTACTATATTAGATAATGATGTTGCTGCTAGTAACACATTTAGTACTGATATGAAAAATATTGTAGCAAAAGCATCTGCGGATGACGATGATGTTTTTAAGGTTTACTCTATACTTGTAAGTACTTCATGGAATAAGAATGATGATGTTTTTAGTCCAGAAGAAGTATGGGCATCTAGAGAAACCCCAATGTATAAGCCAACTAACTTGGAGCATAATGAAAAAGTTATTGTTGGTAATATTATTGGAAACTGGCCTATTGATAAAAACTTTGATTTACTAGATGGTGAATTTGAGAATAAAGATTTACCTGA